GGCCTACTCATCACCAGCTGGCTAATTTGCTCCAGATTTTTGCTGAATTTAACAAGAACAGATACACAACCGCACTCAGAGATCCATCCAATATACAGGGTTGGTTTCTGGCTCGATTTTCTCATTATTTGGATACTCGAGTTTTTCCTCCGATTGGCTTTTTGAAACACTTTGCGAGAGTACTGGATCGAACTGATCCAAGTTCTAAGAAGTACTCGTACATAATGGATTTGTTTCAGTTTCGTTATGACCAATACAAGAAAATGCTGTCTGTGGTTGAGAGGGAGAATCGTAGGGTTCCCCCGTGTCTGCAAACGTTCCTTCGAGATTATAATCAGCAAGAAGCTGAAGATGGAAATGAATTTTGCTTGCGAGTTTTTAAGGAGATATGTTCTAAAGTGGTATACTATAGAGCTCAGCGCGAAGACCATGTATCTGTTGAGGCAACTGACGACACGTGTCAGTATGACGACCCTCACATGCGTGAGGTGCATGTGTTAGTTCATGAGAACATAGCACCGTTGCAGGTTGATCCATCATTCAATTCAACCATTGGATTTCCAATTTCGGAGCCTCGGCCCCCAGTTTTCTATAAACTGGGCAAGTATTGGGCCGGTCTAATGGCTCCATTTTATGGTAATTTACCTCGTTGTAATTGTGGTGAACCTGACTTTCGCCAATGGCCCCATGATCGTGCGAATGAGCCTTACTCTAAGCACAATCAGGAATGTCGTGAAACTTATGCGACTAGAGTTTTATTAGGGGAACCTGAATATCTTATGTTTTCGTCATTTGTTAGTGGTGGCACCACTGCGGGTGTTGCTGAGAGTTTAAAGAATATAACTCTCAATACGATGAAGCCTAGACATCCCGACATGAGGCAGTTGTCCAAGGATCTTCTTGTCGCTATGGCTCATACTTATCGTACGGCCTGTATTTCACGCCTTTTAGAGTGTAGGAATTTTACTAACACAACAACTCTTCATGAATTTGATCCTAGTAAAAACGCTGGTTATTTCAATGTTAGAACCAAACGTTTTATAAATTTTGAGGATAAGGTTGTGCGGTTGGCTAATTCTGTTCCACAGGGAAAAGCTTACGACTACACTATTAAGAAGGTTGCTGCGCTTGCCACCAAAATTCGAAGACACTTGGATGCTAGTAAGTGTCGTTATGATAGGTCCTGGTTTCCGACATTGGTTGCCAAGATCGCTGTCAAACCAGAGGTTCGTGACCCTGAGACCAATCCATTGAAGACTCGTGTTTTCTTCATAATGTGCATGATAAAACTGCTGATAGATAAGGAGTGTTATGCCCCAGCAATGAAGCAGTTTTATAATAAAGGCCATTGTGGGATTGGTCACGCTTGGAAAGGTGGTGGAGCGACTAAGTTAGCCAGCTACCTTGGTGCCTGGGATGATAGTCTCGGTCACTTTTGTTCTGATGTGAAGAAACTTGATCAGTCTTTGCACCCGGCTCTGTTGACGTTGATATTCACTGCGCTTTTGGTGTTCTATTCCAAAGTTTTCAAAGATGATTATGACGTCTTACGAGCGTTTGTTGTCTATTCTGCTGATGACATTGCTGTGACGCTTGTTAAGTGGCTGGGGAGTTCCTATAGATTGATCATTGGTGTCATGTTCTCAGGATTGTTTGGTACATCTTGGGGTGATACGACTTATGTTGACATCATGATCCAGGTTGCTGTTATTGATTTCTATCGAACAAACAAGATACCATGGTTGACTGTCGGACCACGTTACAAGGTTTATGGTGACAATATCATAATGTCCTGGGATAAGTCGCTCCTTAAGAAGTTCGTTGGGGCTAGTGATCATGCGGAGTCTCACCTTTATAAGTTCCTCCGTGATGTCTTTGGACTCACTCTCAAGCTTGATGAGACTAGCTATCATGATAGTTTCTTTACGAGGGTTGTTACGGAACGTCAGGGTCGATTGTGTCATACCAAGGTTATTTATTGGGGTCCTGTCTACCTGAAGCGTCGGTTCATTGTGCACCCTCATAATCCGCAAGAAGCCTTGGGCTTCAGACCCTCAGCCGAGTTTTATGCTCGGGCACTGACCTCTAATCGAACATATCCGACTACCTTGTCCTGGATTGCTCGTTGGTGTGGGTTGTTACTCGATACTATGGGAACAAACCCTGAGGCTTCAAACTTCTTACGATACCTTATTAGATCGTATTGCACTATGGTGTCCAACAATGATGTTGATCAAACTATATTGGATGCCATTAAGTCGGACCCTCGTTATTGGGAAGAAAGGCTTAAGAAGTTTGGTGCCAGTCCAGATGGTTGGAGTGAGATGCTGTCGACAGATCTTACCCTTATTGAGTTTTTCTCGAGTGAAGAGTCACTTTGAGTTTCTCA